GAAAGTAGACGGCGAGTTTATGTACTTTGACCACTCTAACGAGTGGTTGCTGTCGGCGAAAGAACGCGAAGCACAGAATCAGTTCGTATTCACGACCTTTAAGGCTCAGTAAGATGAATATCGAAAAACACGCCGACGACTACAGGGCCCCTGCGCTGGAGGTGCGAAAGCGCCTCCTGGGATCGAAACGCCGCTCCAATCATCCCGAAATTAAAGCCGCTCGCGCGCGGCTCCACGCAATTAACGTGACCGCGCAGAAACACGGATGGCATAACGTCAACCCCGCCGAAATTAAAGCCGCCTGCGCGGAATTCGACTCTGTAATGGCAAACGCTGGCCTGAGCCTGCGATCCACGAAAGGACTCCGATAATGTCTAACTTCACCCACATCGGCAACGTCGTTACGCACCTGCAATCGCCACGATTTCAGATCGCGTTCGTGAAGCAGCCTGACGGCTCGTGGACAAGCACAGACTTTGAATTTCATGATGCCCCTATTCCAAACGCGCAGACTCTCGCGCGCCTCATGCGCGAGGCCGGTGATTATTTCGCCGCGCAGCATCACACCGACTGGCTCCAACAGCGCGTCATCGCGCGCGCCCGGGAACTCGGCCTGACCGCCTACGCCATCGCGAAAGCGACCTGCAACGCAGTTTCTGAAGACCACGTCAAAAACTATCTGGAACGGCGCGCCAGCATGGGGAGTCATAAACTCCAACACGTTCTCCGCGTGCTCCGGCTGAATGTGACGCCGGAAGTCTGCGAGTAAAAAAAAAACGCCCGCCGCCACCGGCTCGGGAAAGTGGCGACGGGCTCGACGCGTAGAGGGGCGTCTACGCGAGAGGGAAACTTAATTCGGACTCAGCTGCCACGCCTCCACCGGCTTCTTCACGCCACCCACCACCTGCCACAGCCGCAGGGAGGCAACGCCGCTACCCGAAAAATCGCCGGAGTACTGGATCTTTATGTCAACCGCCTGCCCTGCGGTGAATGTGTTCGGCGCAGCGAGGTTCGCGGTGTCTGTCGGCCCCGCCTCTGCAATCAGCGCAGTGACGCCCGACACTGGCGTGTATTTGCCCGTGGCGGTCATCGTGAAGTTTTTTGCTTCGGTGCCCGCGATATCTTTTCGCGGTATCGGGCCGCCCGTGCCCCAGTTCTGGTAGTAAAATACAGGCGGCTCGATGCGCGTCACGGTGTTCTTACCGTCTGCGTAGACGCACGTCAGGGCGCCGGGAATTGGGCGCGGTGCCAGGAACGCGAGTGCTCCGTCCCACTTGGGCGTGGTGCCAGTCGACCCGTCCTTAAGTCCCCACGATCCCCACTGCGAGCTGGTGCTCGAAAGCCAGAAATAAATTTGTCCGTCCATGAATGATGAATTTTGCTCTAAGTATCCCTGCGTGACGGACAACATTCTCGCGTCATACGCCAGCGCGATGCGCGTGTCCAAATTGGTCAACCCCTGCCCTGAGTCGATCCCAACCTCGTAGCCGTAGAATTTGATGCCGTAGGTGTTGGCCATAGAGCGATACTGCGGCAAGAACGGCGTGGTCCAGTCGTCGCGCTTGGCCAGCGTGGCCTTGATGCTCGAGACCGCCGCGTCAACCGTGCTCGTGTCGCTCGGCCCGTAATACGGCGCTGCCGCAATCCCGTACACGTAATATGCCGGCGGATTCGGGTAGACCTTATTCGCCCAGTAGAGCGTGTCGGCGCACAGGCTCGGGCTTGCGAACTGGTCCGCGAATATCGGGCGCACCTTCGACAGGTCGCCGTAGACGCTGCGGAAAATGTCTGAGCACCGCACGATCTGCGCCCACGTCCAATGGCGCGCGGCATACCACTCGTTCTGCGCGGGTTGCAGCGTAGGCGTGGTCCACGACTTCGCGCCGTCGATGCTCGCCTGATGCTGCGGAAATATCCCATTCCATACTTCGTTGCTGAACTCGAAATAGACCACGCCCGAGTAGTTAGCCTTGAGGTATCCCGCCAACCCCTTCACGTAATCGTCTGTGGCCTCGTGCGGGATGCAGAGCCACATATCCGTCTTGGCTGCGTTGCACAGATCCACGATGACCTCTATTGGCACGCCGTACTCGTCGGTCCACGACTGCGCGGCTCTGGCTGGTCTCGACGCCCAAGTCAGCGTACGCCGTGCGCCGCCGTGGTTCGTCTGCATCCAGTCCATGAACCGCAAGCATCGAAACTTGGACACGTCCGCCAGAAACTCCCGCGTGAACGTCTCTGTCGTGTACCCCGGCCGCATCAATCGAATACCCGACACCGGCGCGCTAAACGACAGATCGACGTTACTCTCGCCGGTTATCAGTAGGGCTTTCTCGCCGCTCGTCGCATTGGTCTGGATCCCAACGCTCGCACCCACCACGCCACCGCCCGTAAACGTCAGCGCGTACGTGCCTGCAAGCCCCGCAGGCGGCAAACTCCCGTGGGTCTTGCCATCCGGCGCAACATTGTCCGTCACGGTCAACACGCGCCATTTGCTCGCGCCCGTCGCCGGATTCCCTTCGATGCACCGCGCCGACTTCATCAGGTCCGCAAACGGACGCGCCCGGTTCCAGTCGTTCACGTCTTCCAGGTTCAACCCGACAAACGGCGTCATGGTCGGCACGACCGGTACCGTCGGCACCGTCGGCACCGTTGCACCATCACTCACCACAATGGTGATCTTATCACCACTCTTCACCGTATACGTGTAATCCGCCGCCGCACTTGCGCCGTCTGACCAGATCGTCAGTTCGATGCAGACGATTGCTGCACACAACGCGCCAAGCGCAAAGACCGTTATCGCCCCAAAAATCTTTGTCATTGTCGATCTCATCTCTCCGTGCCTCCGTGGTTTAATTTTCTTCTCTTCATCTGCGTTCATCTGCGTAATCTGCGGACAAACTTCTTCGTCTTAATTCCCCGGCAACGTCACCACGGGCGAAGGTACCACCACCGGCTCCGGCGTCACCTCCGGCTTCGGCGTCTTCGGCTTCTGCGCCTTGATGATTTCCTTCGTGATCTCCCCGGCCATCTGCTGTATCGCCGCGCGGTTCGCCGCGTTCAGCTGGTCCGCGTTCGCATCGTTCGTCAGCTTCACGCCCACCAATTGCCCCGCGACCTGCATTCCCATCTGAAATGCCGTGATGAACTGTTGCGACACCGCCGCTTGTATCGTCGCGTAGTCCTTGATGCCCGCCGCCTGACCGCTCGTGTCCAATTTGCCGCTGTTGCCCTGGCGAATGTGCCACGACCCGTCCGCGTCGATGCCGATATCTAGATTGTCCGTGCCTTCCGCCTGCACTCCCGCGGCCGCCTTAAAACTCTTCTCGTACTCGTACGATTCGCCCGGGATCACGTTGCCCTTGTCATCTGTCGTCGGTGGTTGCTGCGTCTTAATCCGCGTGTGATGTTCCGTCGGCTTGCCCAGCGATGCCGGCAACCCCGTACTTGCGCATCCCGACATCGCCACCGCCGCAACCAACGCCAACACAAAAAACTTCGACAGCGGACTCGACTGATGATTCTTCGCCCAGTTCTTACCCGCCGCCCACAACGCGGCCATGCCCGCGGCAACACCCATATTGATGAGCGACTGCAAATCCGGCGTCACCGTCCAATCGTTCGTCGCGCGACCATGCGCGATGTACTGCACCACCGCCACGATCACCGCCACCACCGTCGCGTTCACGCCCGCCTTCGTCAACAACGTCTGCCAACTGAATAAACCGTAATTCCCGATATCCATTGCTCTCGCGCTCCTATTCGTTATGCCGCCAATTCCTGCTCTGGAAATTTCTGCTTCAACGCCCACAACAACACCATCGCGCCGATCTGCTTCGACTGCGCAGTCGGGTCGTACTGCCCATCCGCGCGGTAATACCCCACGCCCACGCCGTGATTGCTACCGGCCCATAGATATGGTGAATTTTTCCCACGACGCAGATACCCGCCGCCGTTCCACTTCTCCCACTCGCGCCCACAGATCGCGATAGTCCAATCTTCAACCTCGTCCAACGGCGTCCACGTCGGGTCGCTGGCGCGCTTGCGTTTTAGCGCGTATACCGTCGACTCAACCCAGCTTTTCCACGGGCCAAGGCCAACAGGCCAAATTGTTGTTACGCGGTCCCACTTCTCGCCGTTCAGAATTTGCCGCGAAAAATTGCAGTCGCATTCCATTTCATGGATGGCAGCATGAAACACCCATGACACGCCGCATTGCGCTTCTACCGCCTTGTACGACTGATACCCTTTGTAGATGCGGTCTACTTCGGCTTTTACTTGCTCAAGTTTCCCCGGCAGTATTTGCACTGTGTCATACAGTTGCTTGTAATAATCGAGATTAGATCCGCGTGCCATTATCAGTTCCCCTTCGCCGCAGGCGGCCATTGCGGGCGCATGAGTGCTTTCAATTCGTCAAGCCCTTCTTTCAGGTACTTGATATCCGCCTTCATTTCGAAAACCGTGTCTTGTCGCGAGCGCAGATCCTTGATTTCCGCCGCCATCCCACTGAGATACAGCGCGGTCCCGCCGACAAGGGCCATCGTGATTAACTTAACTATCCAGTTGACTCGGTCTTTCATTTCTGCGCTCATCTCGTGGTTATCCGTAAGTTAGGTCTATTGGTGATGTAAGTTGGCGCGTGACGCGGAGTGCGGGACTGCCCACTGTGCCCGTGGTCCATGGTACAAAGCGGCGATCTGACTTACTGGGAACGCTTGCGGGGTCAAACGGGTTGGTGTCTGGCACGGTATCTATTGTGTATGTCAACGTCTTCGTTGCCGCCGCAAAAAATACCGATGTCTTTGCCGTTGTCACTGTTTCTATGGGGTCTCCACTTGCAATGTCAGCGGAATAAGTGTCGCCGTCCGAATCTGTAATCGTGAATGAATCACACGGCAACGTCGCGGATGGGATAGACATGTTGTGCGAGTCGTAGGCGAATATTGAACCCGCAATAAATGTGCCGTGAATAAATGGCATCGTGTAAAGCGCGTCAAATGCAGAATAGATCCAAACCTGAAAATGGCCTGTTGATGGATTGTTAAGGTAGAAACGCAAATATCCAACTTCGGTAACGGCAGGATCGATTGATCCAATTCCTGCGACCGCGTCATCCCATACACTCTCTTGCGTGCCAGCCGGTACAGAAGTGCTGTAAAATCCGCTTTGACTGCTACATTCCGCGTTGCCCAACGCGGTCACATATATAAGATTGTCCAGCGCCTCTTTGATTTGCAGGAACACATCAGAAAGCGTGTCAATCGGCCTGTCATTCAGCGATAACCACGACGAGCCATATGAACCCGCGCCAAGCAGCGCAGACAGCGTCATGTTGGTCGTGTACGGCGCTGAGTTGGTAACGAACCGCAGCACGTTTGCAGTGGTCGTGTCGGTGGAAAATAACCCTTCTATCGCCGTGCGAATTTCTTCAATGACTTTGCGCACGCCGACTTTCTTTGCGCACCATATCGTGGATGAGGTCCCGAACCAGATTTCTGCATCGAGTCCAGACAGGCCCGTGACGGTAAACGAATTGGTTGCTGTCGTCGCAACAGTGCCGCAGAATCGCCAAGTTGAATATTGTTCCGCCCACACCTCCACGTAATCGCCAACAGAAAACCCGTGCGCAAACGAGTGGACGGTCGCTGTGCCGGCAGAGAATACGCCGCGATAGACCATCTGCCGGTGGCCTTTGATGTTTATCGTTCCAGTTGCAGGACTGGTCGCAGTAGCGTCTATGGTAAACCTGAATCGGTTCATGTCGTCGGCGCCAGGCGATCCAGTGGCAGGCGTGGCGGGAGATCCAGATACGGTATACGTCAACGTGGTGCCGCTGGCAGCCGTGATAGCCGTGGTGATGTTGTATTGCGTCTGCGTGCAACCGTAGACCGTCACGATATCGCCCGTGCTCAAATTGTGCGCAGACGAGCATGTGATGGTGGCCGTGGTGCCGCTTCGCGTGATGCCCGACACTGGCAACGCGATGCCGCCAGCGGTTACGGTCTTCGCTCCGTTGTATTCCGACTGCGCCGCGCCCGAGATGTTGACATAGTCGCCAGCCTCAAACCCGTGTCCGCGTGCGTAGACCGTCGCCGTTCCCCCGCTCTGCGACATGCTTGTCGCCGTCATTCCCGCAGGCGCAACGTGCAGATTCACTGGCAGCCCGTCGAAGTCGTTCGCGAGAATGATCGTCCCGGTTGCCGGGGTTGACGGCGATCCGCTCACGGCATACGTGAACGTAGTGGTGCCCGTAATCGTCGCGGTATACGTGCCGTTGTAGTCTGTCTCATTCGCACCGGATATCGTCACCGACTCACCGGGAATAAGACCGTGCGCGGAGGATGTCGTGACAGTCGCCGTGCCTCCCGAGCGCGTGATGCCAGACACCGCAGCCTGCTTGCGCGGGAATACCTTCTTCGTGCCTGCTTCGTTGTAGGTAAACTTGGTGGATGGTTTACGCGCTTCGATGGTGCCCGTGGCCGGATTCGTCGGCGAGTTCAGCACGGTGTATGACGAGAAGCCTTTGACCGCGATACTCGCCCCTGTCGCAGGTGTCGCAGGCGTGCCGCTAACGGTATACGTGAATACGGTCGAACTCGTGACTGTGACTTGCACAAGCCCGTTGTATTCAGTCTGGTTGGCTCCCGAGATATAAGCGTAGTCGCCCGTGGCGCGATTGTGTGCGCTGCCCGTAGTGCAGGTCGCCGTCGAGCCGCTGCGCGTGATACTCGACACTAAAACGTCAGCCTGATTTGCGGTAATTATCTTGCGCCCGTTATAGTCCGACTGGTCAGCCCCACGAATGATGTACTGGTCGCCGATTGTCAGTGATGCCGCGCCGTGCAGTTGTGCCGTGCCGCTCGTGCGCGATAGCCCTGCGATGGCGTTCTTAGACGCTACAGCCCCCTCCCGCTCATTCACGGCCCAGCACAATTCCGCCAGCACCTCGCGAAGATCTGGATTAATCCGAAGCCCGTCCCATGTGCCTGAATTAAACCACGTCATATGTGGCTCAGAATCTGGTTAAGGCTGTTGACGTAGCAGCCGAACCGTTTAGTCGAGCCTGTCAGGTGGAACGTGTTGCCCTCTGCGAGTGATGGCAGGCCTGCGATGTCAGTTGCGTTGAAGTGGTTGCCCTTGTGGACGTGGTCGTCAGCTGCAAAAGTCGAATTACTGCCTGCGCTATTCGCAGTACCGACAGACTGAATCGATGTGCCTTTAGATGGCACTGCTATCGTGCCATCAGCCACCGCGCTATTGACGATATTCGTTACCTGTTGTGCAGCGGGGCTTGACGTGGTTGTCATGGATTGCGGGAGCGCGTCATTTAACGCATCGAGAAAACCGGTGTCGCCCCATTGGTCCTGTAGGCCGTCGAACAAATCGGCAATAGTATCTTCCAGCGATCGTTCACGTGGGACGATTGCCGCCGACTCGTTGCCGTCCACGCCCGCAGACGGATTTGATACCTGTATTTTTACGTCAAGCGGGTTGTCGAGATTGCGCTCTATGCTGACAATCTTCGTGTCCAGCGACAGCCCGAGTTCCGTGTCAATGACGCGGATATAAGAGCCAATCGACAGATCGAAAAAGGAGTAGTCTGCGCTCGTTAACCGTGCGAGGTCGATGATTCCGACGTTATACGTCTTACGCGGTGTCTTGCGCGCGTTCAGGTTTGCCGTCGCCCACGCCGTGATGGTTGTCGTATCCCAAATACTTTTGTTGACGATGGTGGCGGGGATAATGCCGTAAGCGCTCTGCGCCGTCGAATCATTCACCGTGACACGCAGCGCCGTCTCGTATGTGTCGCCTGCCCCAACGGCAATAACGCGCGTGCAGAGTCCCGCAAAGTCCTCTGTCTCTTCGATGCCCTGCCCGTTCTTGCCAATCTTCACATACTGGCCCGTGCGCCCGCCCTGCTCGCGCCGCCAATACAACCGCCGCGACGATGGATCTACCCAAATGACTCCGCCGTATGTCTGCTGTAATTCGCGAATTGCCGCGAGGATGCTTTTATTCTCGACGCGGATCGTCGTCGTGGTATTTCCGATACTCGGGTCAACATATCCAAACGTGATCGGCTTGGAGTTTAACTGCCAACCCGTGAGCCAATTCTGTATGACTTCCCGCACCGTCTTTGACGTGCGCGTAGTGGCAACCGTGGCCTTCCTCGATGACCCTGTTAGGCTCGCGCCGTTTGGCACAAGTTGCGCCACGTCCGTCTCTGCAAGTGCGCCCTGAAACTCGATGGTGTACGGTCCCGAGCCAGACACCGCCACGTTGCCAGATCCAATACTCGTCAAGCCTTCCAGTGCGGTTTGGATGGTTGCCGCGCTCGCGTTGTAGGCGATATTGCCCGTCGTGTACCCGCGAAACTTGAGCGTAAACGTGCCGCCCGTTGCAGACACCGTGACGGTCTGAATTTCGTTGCCTGTTTCGTAGTTGGTGATTTCTTCCCGGCTAAGTTGATACAACAGGCTCGCGCCCGTGACGTGTATCGAGACGTGCCCGCTATCGTCTCTCACGCGCTTTCGGCTCGTGATGTGGTAGCGCTCCATCAGGTTGCCACGGTCGTCGCGTAACCAGATTTGCGCTGGAAAGTTGAACAGGGACCAGTTGGACGCAGGTGTTGCTGAGTCGATACTGTGTTGCAAGACGCCCTGCACGTGCGTTGCGACAAGGGTTTTCGCCGCGTCCGTCAGGTGCGTTCCATCGGTTGTGTAAGCTGGCAGGATTGCAGCGGAATTATTCGGGTCTGTCAGTAGTCCCGCGAGGTCGATAATCTTCACGCCTTGCGCGCGCAGCCATGTATTGACCTGCCCTCGGATAACTTCCTGCCCTGCCGTAAACGCAGAGCGTGGCGCGATGGTGCAGAAATATGCGTCATAAGCAGCGAGATCTGATATCAGCGTTGCGTATAGCCCGGTTGTTGTCGCGTAACTGTCGCCAAAGACGATGTTGTTTGTTCCTGTCCAAACGACTACTTTATCGGTGTGCTGGACGGCGATGACACTTGCGACTTTCGCGTCTGCATCCTGAATCTTTGTTGCGCCGACCGCTTCGTTCTGGCAAGTGACGTTTGGAATCGTGATGCGTGCCGGCCACTGTGGGGCAACGTCGCTACCAAGCCCTACGCCATTCGTCAGCGAGTCGCCAAGAAAGACAACGGTCAAATTCTGCGCGGTTCGTGATGAGTACGGGTATTCAAATTGCAGATCGCCGTGCTCATCCATATTCCATTTTGCGGTGGCGTTGCTCCAATATGGCAATAGTGCCGACAACGCGCCCGATGATGTGCGCGCTTCGAGCCGGTATGCGGTATAGGGATGGCGTGATCCTGCAACCGCAGATGACCCGCCTCGATTGTGTTGGTGGCGGTTATGTTGACCGCGATTAGACATGCCCTAGTTGATCGTCGGCCATTCTGCGGAGTTTTCTTTAACCGCTTCATCGGCAGGGAAGGCATCCAACACGTTTTGGATGTGCTGCGTCAAAACAGCATTGTCTTTAACGGTTATGCCGCTTTCGCCTAAATACCTCGCCGCAAGATGCGATAACGAGGCTTTCGCTTTTTCTATTACAGTCACCTTATGCGCTCCCTTTTATAAGCCCCAGTGTCACAAGGTCGTTGCGTAGCTGGTTTAGCAGCGTGCAAACTTCTTTGAAGTTGTTATTGATCGCGGAATCCGCACCCGACCCGCTCACTGCCGCGACTGTTCCGTCAGCAGTGCCTCCGCTCGAATCTGTCAATGCCGCCTGATTTGCGCTGGCTGGCTGAACTACAGGCGTTTTATTCCAAAATGCAAGTTTTTGAGTAGCGCCTGTCCCAATCTTCGTGCCTGTTGAAGTTCCGAACGCCATGTCCATCGCATCGCTAAAAGTCAAAACGGACCCGTGTGTAACTTCGAGCATCACGGTCCCGCTTGCATTCTTAAACTGCGTTTTAGGAGCGGAGCCGGCCACAACCGAATAGATCGCTGTCGACGAGTTATCGCCTTTACGGATGTTGAAGTCGCAGGTAGTGCTTGTGTTGGTTTGGCGGAAAAAGTCGATACTTGCGGTATTGCTCGTGCTCGATGGCATTGGACAAATACGCACTGAAGCGCCGCCGCTTGCTGGCGTGTGATACCAGAAGGTCTGAGTTGACGCTGTGCTGTTAATATTGCCCACAACACCAAATTCTGTTGCGGTGGCGTAGATCGCGTCAGTTGCGGACCCTGCCGACATAACTTGGACAAGGAATTTCCCGGCCTCAGATGCGCTAGTAGCCGTGGTTAAAATTCCTTGAATACTGACCGCTTCCTGTTGATTCCCAGCCGTGTCTTGCGATCCAAGGACAACTTTCGCGCCCAACCCTGCGGCAGCAGTGCCGCTAGTTCTGTGATATAATTCCGCAATCGCAATAACGGTTGTTGTCCCGGCATCTTCAATGCTAAACGTATTCGCCGCGCTGCCGCTCGTGACAACTTTCGCCAGCGTCGTCGTGCCGTTCTCGATGCCGTTCACCGCCGTTTCAATGTCGGTAAAGTCTTTGGCGATCTGGTACTGGTACACGCCAGTCTGTGCAGCGTGCGCGCTGGCCGTCGTGCTGTCGTAACCGCGCCCGGAGGCGTTTACCGTGAGCGTGTCCGTGCTACGCGAATCAATGAGGATGATTTCCTCGTCGATGGTAATCGTGAACGTCGCAGACGGGAAGTTAGCGCCTTGTCCAGTGTTCAGCGCGATAGATAGCGTGCTATTCGTGATATCCGCACTCAGGCTCCCGGTTCCGAGCGGGTAGTTCTTTTTATTGCGCCATGATGTAGCCAACTATAAATACCTCGCGGTGTAAGCCAATACGACGGTGCCGGAAGAAAGTCCGGTCAGCGTGACGCTGTTCGTCACGCCGCCCGCCAACGTCGGCAACGTGAAGCTGCCTGTTAAAGTCATCGCAGTCGCCCAAGTCGCGCCGCTATCCGTGCTCTTTTCCACGAGTCCAGTAGCGACGGTGATGCGCAGCCAATTGCCGTTGGCAAGCGAGCCAACCCACGTCGTGCTTTCGCTCGTCGTGGTGTTGTTTAGCGTCAATGTGGTGATCGTGCCGCCGCTCGTGTTCTTGATTGTCCACACGGGATCGGCGGGAGCAGTGCCAGCCACCGCCGTCGGCCCGCTCTCGACAGTCAACGTCTGCGGGCTGCTGGATATCGTGAAGTCCGGCGATGTGCGGTTCGTGGTCGAATACGCGCGCGAGTCCGCGGCGATAAATTCTAGGTCGAATTGTTTGTGATAGATACCCGGCCCCGGCACGTCAATCTTGGAATTGAGGATCGCGTACCAGTAGCGGTCTGTGATGTAGTCGAGTGCCAGCTTTTTTTCGCCGTTGCGCGGGTCAAGCAGGTACTTTAGCGCGTCCATCTTGGACATAAAATCTGATGCGCTGGAGCCTGTGACAACGACTTTCAACGCGATAGACAGGGGTTGATACCCGTTGCCGCGCGATACCCCGCCAAATGACAGCGCAACCGGCACAATACTCGTGTTAGGTTGCGACAACATGCAGATATCGGATTCCAGCACCGTAACGCCGTAGGTGCTTCCGCCGCAGTCGGTAGAGTTATATGAGAATGAGTTGCTCATACTGTCGCGAGCCTCATACCGCGCTTGGCGAAGGTGTTTTGCAGGCGTCGCTCGATAGCCTTGGACACCTTTTCCGCTATCGCCTCGGGATCATTAACGCCACTGACTGCGATATGCACGCCGCCAAGGTTTACGTTGCCGCCGCCACCGCTCAGCATTTCGCGTGTTTGGTCTGCGGGATAAACGCGCGCGCCGCCTGGGAGGTTCACGAGTTCCGGCCCGCGTTCGCCGACGAGTGTGATGCCGCCTCGCGCGATACCGCCTTCTGCCATTGCTGGGGGCTGGGATGGTGCGCCACCGTTATAGCCGAGCGAGATTTGATCCCACACCCATGCGACGCCGGCGGCGATCTTTTGCATGATGTCTGCAATGAAGTCCCAGCCCGCTTTGAAAAAACCTTTTATGCCTTCCCAAATAGAGCCGAAGAAATCCATTAATCCATTCCACGCGCCTTTAATCGCGTCGATAGGATGAGTAAAAGCCCACGCTACTGCGTCAACCGCACTCCGTACAGTCTCGCCTAGACGCTGCAACGCGTTGGCTGCTTTTTCCTTGAGCGATTCCCAAATCTCTGCCAGTTTCGCTTTAATGGTGTCCCAATTTTCGTAGAGTTTCCACGAGATATAGATCAATGCTCCTATGGCGATTCCTATACCCGCAAACAGCGCTATTTCTGGCAGCATTGCGATATTGAGTGCTGCGAATGCCGTAGACACTCCTGTGATCGCGGTCGCAAGTCCTGGCAATGCAATCAGGATCGGACCGAGCACAAACATGATTCCGCCAAGTCCAGCCGCAATCTTGATAATCCATCCCGACAATATGGGATGCTGTTGAATCCAATCGCGTGTCGCGGCAACGGCTTCGCGCACCTGCCCTATCAAACCCTTTATACCCCCGCCATCCGTGAGCGCGTTCCCGATGTCCTCCATCAGGTTGTCGAAGTCGTTTTTAAGCTGCATCAACTGGCCGCTAAACGTCTGCGCTGCCGCTGCGGCGCTGCCACCAAACTCGCGGGAGAGTTCATCAAGCATGATCTTCTGCGCGCCGAACAGATTACCCGACTCTTGCAACGCCTGTATCTGCTGCTTCTGCTGTTCGGTGAACGTGACGCCAACGCGGGTCAATGATGTGAGTCCGGCTGTGGGGTCGTTCAGCGCCTTACCAAGCTGGATAGCGCTGCTTTTCAAGTCCTGCCCCATCGCCTGAGACATATCGAGCATGGTCTGTGTGGCGAGCGGGAACGCGTCTTTACCAATGTTGGTGAAGGTAAGCAGCAGCGATTCGCCGCCCAGGATAGCCTCATCGTCGAACGTGGAGACTTTAGATAATCCATCGGCTAACTGCTGGCACGCGTCGGCTGTCATGCCGGCCACGCCTTGAGTGGAGGTTAGTACCGCATTGAGTTGGGCTTGTGCGTCTTCGGAATCTGCCGCCGCTTTAACAGCAAGTCCAAATCCGGCAACCGCCGCGCCACCGATAAACGTAAACGCGGTGCCCACCTGCTTGGATAAGTCCATCATTGAGCCAAAGTCGCGCTTCATTTGGCGCGTCGCGTCGCCGATAGACTTGTTGAGGTCTGTCAGGTCCGCGCGGAATGTTACTACTGCGTCACCTAATGAAATTGCCATCTGTTATCCAGCCATCAGGTGCGGCATAGACAGCAATTCGCGCTCGGATACTTTCTTGCCCTCGCGCGTGTCTGTCTTTTTTCTCGCCCTGTCCATAGATGCGCCCTCTAATCGCGTCAAATCGGCCACTGTACGCATTGATAAATACAGTTGGCCGTAACTCCATTCTTTTCGGAGCCGGAACGGGTCAATGCCGAACGTGCGCGCCGCGTCTACCGTCGCGACAATGCAGGGGTGGCGCCATTTCCAACCGGCAACCCACGCACGATCTCTCTCATCAGATTCGTCTGGAGAATCGTGCCGGTAACGAAAGGGTCATTCACCTGCTGCAAAATCAGGAACGCGCGCGCCATCTGCGCGGGGCTGACGCCCTCTTGCGTGATCTTTTCTCGGGGCAAACTCTTTTCGTCGTATGCGAAAACACAGTCGTACACGGCCTGGTTGTACGCGCGGCGTGCAGCACGTAGCGCGGTTAAATCCTCGTCCGACTCGGACTCCCGCGCCTTCTTGTCGAGCGATTGCACTTTGCGCTGTAACGGTTCAACCGCCGCCGCCTTTTCCATCCATTCATCTGCTGCGTCAATGGACAGTGCGCGCACCTTGTACTTGCTGCCTGTGTTCGTAGTGAACAGTTCAATCGGCGAATTTGCCGCCATTTGGCTATCACTTTGGATCATGTCATCCATTCGGAATTACGTCCTTTCGTGGAAGCGGTAAAGCTGCTGGCCCGCGCTGTCGCTCGTGTACAAGCGGCCCTTGAATGTCACGGGGATGACGGTGCGCTTTTCGTCATCGAGTTTGAGTTCGTCCTCGATGTTAAATCGCACTTTTTTGATGTGGTAAACGATCAACGGCGTCTCGATTGCGAGCGCAAAATATACCGGCGCGGTAGTTCCGCCGTCGCTCACGACTGCGCTGGAAATGCTGGAAGATGCCATCGCGAGATTGAGCGCGTCCGCGTCGGACTGCGCGAGCATGAACTTGCCGCTGATACGTTTACTCACGAGGTTGTCGAGCACTTCGGAAATTTGGCCCGCAGGCTTAAACTCTTCGAAGTTAGTCTCAACCTTGATCGTGAAGTCGTTTTCGCCCCATCCGATTTTGGTAAATCCGGTCCACGTTATCGTGCTACCCAGGGTGCCGGTAATCGTCGGTAGCGATGTTCCAACAGTTGCGATATACGGAATGCCGCACCCTGTAACTACTGTTGCATTGTCTACGCCTACAGCCATTGTTGTTCTCCTGCTTCCAGTTGGTTACTGGGTTGAAAGTTGTCTAACTAAAATCTGAGTGCCCGAATCGTTGCGTTTGTCAGCGTGCCGGTCCATGTGACAGTGACTTTGTTCACGTCCGTACCTGATTTGTTGTTGTACGGTGACACTGGGAACGGTTTGACCGCCTGCCGGTCATTCGCAGCGAGCGATACTGTGTGGTCTGAAATCGCAAGCCCGTCGACGCTGTCCGCGGTCACGAAAGTCGCCACCACGTTTGTGGCAGACCCTGCGTTTTCCAAGATAATCCAGACGTTTCCGTCGTTCGTGAACGAGTTTCCATTACTGCCATCGGCTGCCGTCGCTGCTGCCGTCAAAATCTGCGTACCCGCGCGCGTGACGGTTGTGATCGGGATATCTGTCGTCGCCATTTATAAGCTCCTTAATTCAACGCCGTAGGCGGTAAATGCCCGTGGATATTCTGTATCAATTTCTGTGACGTTCTGGATCGGAACTTCCTCGTGCGCGTGCAGGATGGTCCCACTCGCGGATCGGTATGTCGTCACGCCGTGCAGTCTGTCGTGAAGTGCACGAGCCACGGTAAGCGTGTCGTCGTAATTCTTTGTCCCGCCGTAGCAGAAGAATTCAAAAGAATAGGTTGACACAGGAATAGATGGGTCCGGCCCTGCCCCGCCACGAATGCGGAACAAAATTGTCGGCGCGGTGTTGTTAAATCCTGTCGGCAACTTATCCGGCCAAATCGCAGACCCGCAGATCGCGTATAGGTTCGCGATGCTTATCGTCGCGCCATTGCTGTGTGTTGCCGCCGCCGTAGCAAGCGAGCCTCGCGCGCCAAGGTCGACGGTAATGGTGTTGCCGCTACGCGTGCCGAGCACTATCTCAGAGTCAATTTTGAGCGCAAGCGGCGCGTCGTATGCCGCGAATTGCGCGCCGTCCGTAACGGCAATTGTCAATGTTGATGCGTTGATGCCGCTCGACAGCGTTGTGCTGGCCGGTGCCGCGATGTTGGTCCGCAGGAATTCGCCGAGTATGCGCGTTGAGTCGATCATAGGATGTTCCGCAAGTGTTCAAGAATGACCTTCATTTCAGCGTCATACGCGGGATAGAGAAACGGCTTTGCCTCGATACGCGAGTCGCCAAATTCGATATCCGCGCCGTATCCTGTGCGGCCTCGCTTGCCCTTGACACGGGTATTGGTGCGAACCTTAAATCCAGTGCCTTTTTTCCTGGCTTTGCCGGTTAGGCTTTCGGATAAAACGAGATCGTTATGATCTTCCCCTTCATGCTTTGGCGCGTTTTTCGCGGCCTGTTCTGCAATATGGTCCGCAGACTCTTGCATAATCGGGTTGACGGCGTCGCGCACCTTCTTTATAAAGTCTTGCGCGGTCATCGTCTTGAATAAAACGCGGCACGTTAGCCCCTTGCTTGTGACTTCTAGGTTGTCTACCGTGAACGCCATTACACACGCACCAATTTAACGTCGCACTCTTGGTGGTGAGACTGGCCTGCTGCGTTGCGCACGAGTTTGACCTCATACGTCGAACTGCCAACGGTGACGATGTCTTTCTCGGTGATGTCAGCGGTTTGCCGCAGGAAAAGCGTAAAGTCGGCAATGACCTGCTGCCCGTCCTGGATAAGTTCTTTACCGCCTTTCGGGTCTAGCCTGCACGGTTCCACAGTCAGCACCGCGGCATTTGTGAAACGCTGGTGCCCGCTCGCGCTTTGACCTGCGGATGACGGGCGCGTGCTGGAGCAAGTCGTGTTTAGGAGAGAGTCAAAGCTCATGCGATGAGCCTGACATACTTGCCGAGCAATTCATCCATGCGCGCAGCGGATACGTTCACGCCTGCGCGCTGGTACTGGTACTGTCCGATCATTTCGCTCTGGTAATCACCACTCGCGCGCGACAAGTAAAGCTCTTTGGCTTTACCGATAACCCACCGCGCCACGTCGCGTGGGTACTTGTAGACGTACATCGTCGCTGCTGCGTGTGCCGCCGCTGTCGTGCCATTGACGCCGCGCTCTACCGTGATAGTCGTCGTCGCCACGTCAGTTACGAATACCTGCTCAGATTCAATCAGCAGGGTGTTGCCGGGATAGATGACAGACGCAGCGGACGCGCTTGCGGTGATCGTGGTGTCGCTCGCATCCGATAGCGTGCCGGTCAGTCCTGTGGACTTATACGGTGTCGCACTCAGTCCATCGCCGTACCCGAACAAACCTACCGCCTTGACGTACTTTCGCCCGCTCTGGAAGTAGTAGCGCGGCTGTTTTACAGGCTGAATCCAGAGTTTCGGCCATTCGTTGTACGGCCATAGCGTGTAGTCGGCAGTGTCGCCTTGGGTCCACGTTTCGCCGTCGAAAGTGCCGTCGCATTCACTGTCTGTGGTGAGCGTGGAAATGGAAAGCGTGTCGTCAATGATGACGCGGCACGGATCGCAAACATCGTAGTATTGCGTGGCGGATTTCACGTAGAAAAAGCGCCGACAATACTGATCTGCGTCGCGGCTCGCGTCCTCGATCATCTGCAAGATAATCGCGTCGCGCGTCGCGTCCGTGTCCGTTAATCCGAGTTCGTTCTTGACCTCGGATAATGTCGCATAGCAGTTAGGCATTGCCTGCGCGTACCGCCGCAATCTTTACGGACAGATCGCCGATGCGTGCGCGCATTCCCGACAGCTTGAATTCTACGTCGGCCTCGAATGTATTTAACACATCCTCAAGACAATCTAGTTCTTGCGCCAACTGCTTGGCGAGCGCCTTGTCTTTGTCGGAAAATACTTCTGCGATCTTCTGCGGCTCGACTACTTCAACCGCTTCTGCTTTTTCAAGTTCGCTTTCCATAGCCCCTCCAGTAATGCGTTAGCCAACCCAAACATCGACCGCGCCGGTCGTTGCGTTGCCGCCTGATGCGATGACAACCTTGATGCGTTCGTTCGATATCACGACTGGCGCGAGTACTGCGGTGCCGCCGGATGCGTATAGCGCAGCGGCCCCGCTCGTGTTGAGGTGTGTTGCTTGTCTCGGGCAACGCGTTGCCGTGGCATTCACATCGTTTTCGGTCCAGATGTTCACGCCGGTCGTTTCGCCGGTGACAACAAAGTCAACGCCGTCCGAGAAGTTCGTTTTGGTGTACTTGACCTGCTTAATCTCGCCGCCCACGCCGACATCGTCAGAATAAGCAGTGCAGGCTCCACCACTGTCGCAAGTCAGGTTTATTCGATAGCGTTTGGGGTTCATTGCTTACGTCCCGATCGCAATCCAGTTGACTTTCTTCGAGAATGTCGTCGCAGCTGCCGGGGTTGGATCGGTGCCGCCGGTGTTTTTCCAAGTCTTGATATATACCGAGCCAGCAGCAGGCGAACCGGCTTGGTCGCCGATGGATGCGCTCGCCATAAACGGATCGTCCACTGGATCGGAGTCAAGAGACGCCATCACGGCAACGACTGTCGCAAGCCCTGTGACAACCGTATCGCTCGCGGTGACGGTAGTCGCCTGCCCGCGTGCAATCTTGTAACCGGCAGCAACAGCCGCCGGCGCCGTGGCGAGCGCTGTGGTAACAGCAGTTCCTGCAATCTTGAACGCCCCACCGGATTCGATATCAATAACGCCGCCGGATGCAACGACCAGCTTATCGCCATTGGTGTTCTTGTATATCTTCGGCTGATACGTTGGGTCTGCCATCGTCAAAACCTCATTGTGAAGCGGGAGCGGCTTTTACGCCGCTCCCGCTGTTACTGGTTACGCAGTGCCTTCGGCGGGCTGGACAAACGCCTCACCGATGATGGTTCCGCTAGTGACGTTCGACACCGCCATCGAAGTCGGCTCATACAGAAGCGCCCACATCGATTCGAGCGTGCTAGACGTGCCGCGCGCCGCGACAAACTTCACGTAGCGCTTTGCCGGACGCTTGATGTCGATCCACACGTCCTCGTCGGAGGTGCCGGATGAGACGCTCGTGTCGGCAACGTCGTTGTATGCATCCGTTACGGCGTCGTCGTCGGAATACTGCGCCTTTACGGTGTTGCCGCTGGCCGCGGTCCCAAACGAGGTCAGGAGACAAACGCCGCCATAGCCCTGCGTATCAACCGCATCGCTGGTAACTGCGGAAGTTCCCGCAGTGGTGTGGTCCTGAATTTTCAGGAACTTGACTCGTTCCGAAAGTTGCCTTTTCATCGACTATCTCCCGCGGCCCGTTCGTGTCGCCGCTTTTTCTTTCCGTGGTTCTTGCATCGCCGTTTCGATTCGCGCCTGCCCACTGTTGACGAGCGCGCGTCCTTCTTTTTCGTCTACATCAATGGCGTCGCCAGGGCGTTGCACTGAGCCACGCCCGGCGCGCCATGTATCGAGAATCACGCGCATAATTACGCTTGTACCAAGTGCTTGACGGGATGTGTGCCAGCGTCAACGAGGACACCGTCGTTGCGGATGAATGCAACGAAAGCCTCTTGGTCATATTCGGCATACCGCTCGACAAGGCGACGCAGGCGAAGCGAATTCACCTCGCGAATCTTGTACTTGCTGAGTTGGCCGAACAGGACCGTCTTTGCGCCCGTGGCAATCGAGGGCATGTCGGTGTTGGTGGTGTACGGGAAGCCCCACAATTGGTCAGGCGCGCCGCCGACGCCGCGCTGCCAGAGGTAGTCGCCGTCTCCGTTTTTGAGCTTGCGGAGCGCGGTCAATGTGGCGCGCTTGAACATGAACGACGCGCCATTCAGGTAGGCTTCGTCGACCGAGTCAATCAGGTCGAGGATTTCGTCCATCGTGATCGCCGTGGCGCTCGCAGCAGTTTTGCCAGCCGTGGACATCGTCGTAATGCCGCGGGGCTTCGCAGCGCCGTCGCCAGTGGTGAAGTGGGTGTTGGTGATGCGGCCCAGTCGTTCGCCGAGCATTCCGCCAAGAAGGGTCGGGATGTTAAACGCCGAGTCTTCCAGCAGCGTGACGGGAACCTTGACCATCTTCGAGGAGTACTGATGCGCGCTCAGGTTGACCGCGCCAAACGTCACATCCTGCGTCGAGACTGCCGTGTTTTCCGCAATCAGTTCGCCGGTGTTGCTCGTGTCGTTTGTGGTAGGGTAGGGGATCGTCGCGCCGGTGCTAGTGCGGATGACTTCCGCAACCTGGCGCATACCACCCCATGCGAGCAGCGCCACTTCGAGGCTCTGAAGTAGCCCGTCACCAACCGTGAACCCGCCGGAAGCGCCGATCTGCGAGCTAAGCGCACGATTCTCTTTGCGGAGAAATTCACTGCGAATCTGGCGCGCCTGTTCGGTGTCGCCGATGCGGATTTCCATCTCGGGAGAGAACGGGTCAAGCCCGACGCGCTGACAGGCGTCAAGTTCGATGTCGCTGAGTTTGCGCTTCGGCGCCGTGAACCAAGAGCGCAACGCAAGCCCGCGGTGTTCGTCGGTGACTTCGCCGGAGGGCGTCTGTGCCGCGCGGAAGTCGTCCCTGCCAATACGGCGGAGTGCTTCGCGGGATTCGTTTTCAGCCTTTTCGATCTGGCCGATGCGCCCGAGCTTTTCGCAGCGCGCCGCAACGTCGTCGTAGTCGGCGTTTACCGCAGACCAGTTGCTTTCGTCCTCATCGGTCCACTTCTGCGACTTGTCGGCCAGCTTCGTGCGGAATTCGTCGAGTTTCGCCGCGAGCTTTTCCTTTTGCTCGCGCAATTCCTTGATATCGCTCATCTTCTGCTCCGTTGCGCCAGTGGCGGAGCAGAAAAAGAAAAAGCAGCACTCGCCACCGGCATTGTTAAATGCCGTTGATCGAGCCGCTGCCAGTACTTAGCTGATAGTCAGTCTCGTGTAACCCTCGCGATCCGCAGGCGTCTGTGCGCCAACTTCAACGCGGGACCGATTAAACTGTTCGGTTACTGAGGCTCAAAATACCACAATGGGTTGTGGGTGTCAAGCGGATTTTATCAACTTGAGCCGAATGTCGGCGGCCTTCGCCAATCTTTGGCGAAATTCGTCGTTCTCTGCTTCATCAAGCTGGCGGAAAAGCGCCTCTATTTCCTCGGTGCATCCGCGCATACGAACGCCTGTGCTCGTGGATTCGTAGGCGGGGAAAGTGACCGGCCCAACGTCGAACAGTTCCACGCCGCGAATCTCACGGATGCGCAGCCCGTTTTCCTTCTTCGGCTGCTCGTCTGTGACGTTGAATGCGAAGCTGGAACCCTGCACGTCCCGGCGCTTGATGAATTGCGCCACATCCCGGTAAACCGTGGTGTCGGCGGGGTCAATTTCGTACTTTAGCCCGCGATTATCCTCAGTCAACCGAAGCGTGCCAGCGCTCACGCGGCCCAACACCATGTTGGTGTCGTGGTTGAAAAGCGCTCGGGCGTCGTCTTTTTGGTTCACAGACCGCGCAAAAGCACCCGGCATGATGCGCTCGACCGTGCCAGGGTAAAGCTGATATTCGGTGTTCGGCGTGCCGTCGTAATAAACCGCCGCATACCCGGAGATCATGCCGTTTGCGTCGTCCCGCGTCTCCACAGACGCGAAATTAGCGGTCAGATATCTACGCTCCATTGCTTTGTTCCTCGATGGTTTCCGCCGTAAATCCTGTGGCGTCTGGCAGTTGTATAAAGTGAATGGCGCGGGTCAATGCGCCGTCAATGTCGATTTTGCAGAACATGCAGTACGGCGCGAGGGCAATACGCACCTCTGCGCGCGCGGATTCCAGCGATTCCGCCGGCACAGTTCCGCGTTTTTGCGCCTGTTTTTCGAGCCGCGTCTTGACTCGAGATACGGTTTGCTCCACGACGTGGAACATTGTTCCACGTAGCGCCCTGCTGACATCCTCGGAATCGTCTGGCGCGGTCGGATCGGGCGTCGCGGGCTGTTTCATTTGCGGCACATCGGGCTTGACTGGCTCATTTGCGGGATCGCCGCCAAGATTCCCCATGTTGAGCGGGTCGAGGTAGACACTGCCTACGCCGTCTGGCAGCGCTGGCATGTTTTCCATCGCCCGAACCTCGTCGGGGAGCATGTAGGGACGGCCCCCGAGCGCGGTTTTATACCCGTTCAGGCGGTCGGTGAAGTTGGTTCGCATAAGGCTTTGGCGGTGGAATTCGATCACCATGTTGTCACCGTCTTTTTCTTCCGGTGTCAGCAGTTTCTCGCGTAATTCCGCCTCTGCCATGCAAAACCACGGGTCTATGGACTCATCCACATACTCTTGCTGTGATTGCTCGAGGCTTGCGAAGCTGGTACGCGCGTCGTCGCCCAGTTTATAGGCCGGAACGCAGAGGAAATTCGCAACCTCCCGCACGCCGAACTTGCGCTGTTCGATAAATTGGGCGTCACGGCCCGTAACAACCCACGGTTTTGTGGTCATGCCTGCCTGCAAAAGCAGCGGTTTTTCCATGTTTCCCGCGCCTGAATGGGACTGTTTCCACTTGGCAAGGAACGCGTCATACATGGCATCGGTCATCACTTTGGGGTATTCCACGATAACCGAGGGCTTCATGCCGTTGCGGTAGAACGTCGATGCGTGCTTCTGCTGTGCCAATCCAAGCCCGATACACTCGCGCGCGTGGTCTACGGCGCCTAGCCCGATGAATCCATCTCCAAACCCGCGAAAGTGAATCACATCTTCCGCCGGCAGCTTATAATCAACCTCACCGACCTTGGTGACGTACCAGATATCCAGCTCTTCCCGCACGACGAAAGTCTTGTCGGGGTCTAGGGGAATGTAGTCATCGGGTTGGTTCTTGCCGCCGCGCCAGATGTAGGCGAACGAGTTGCCCCGCGTGACGGCGCGCCAAATCATGGTCATTTTCCACTGGAAATCGTTGTATTCGGTGCAAGGACGGTAGCGCAAGAGCGGATAACGACGATCTTCCTTCGCTCTTTCTTTGGCGTCCCCGTCGCGCTGGTACAGAAAAAGCGGTGTTTTTGCGAAGTCCCTGGAAATTAGGTTGATTCCCCGCCAGAATGGGGCAAACGACAGCGCCGTCTTGGGGTTTACGCGCTCGCCGCTGTTATTTTTCTGGCCCCCGAACGCGTCATAAAGCCATTCGTCGGGATTACTGAGGGAGGTTGCTGGATTCTCTAGACTCCGAAACACCGCGAGAAGTGCGCCCATAAGCCCTTCCGAGAAGGTTGAGGTCAAGCCAAATCAGTCCACTGCATACTCCGACTCCGGCAGGCCATCCCCACATATAGCCTATGCCGACGCCGATCCCCACTAGTGACAGTATAGCACAAACTGATAACGAGATCGCAATACCATTTTTCCGAAGAATTTTCATTTCCTCACCTTATGAGTTGGTCGACGCTTTCCACAATTCCAATTTCGTCTAACATACTGGTGCCAATGGCTTCGATTAGCGCGATAATGCCGTCGACTTTGAACCTGATTTTTGCTTTGTTCGCAGCTTTGCCCCAGTTTTTCACCACGCGCACGCGATCGCCGCCGTCTCTGTGGAGTTGGGCATTCGAGAAATGCCAATTCATCACGGGGTTATTGGGGTGCTCAATCTCTTGTTCGAGAATCATCCGCTCCAGATCGATCGTCGGCTCGTTCATGGCCGCGTTGCTCTGTCCGAACGGCCCCACATCAAAACCGTCTGATTCGAGGTCGGATGCCAGCTTCTGCGCGAAAGCCCGGTCGTACCCGATGGTGCGAATAGAGTGGACCGCCGCGAGTTTGTTCAACTCTTCCCGAATGAACTCTTGGTTGATGGTGTCCCCTGGCGTTTCGATGAGTGCGCCGGATTTAATCCACATCGAGTACCAGCCGTTATACTGCTCGTCAGCCCTGAGAACGCCGCCCTTTGGCACCCAAAAGCGGCACAGAAAACGATTCTTAGGCATATCGCCCTGTTTTGGGAAGTAGAGAACTAAAGCAGAGATATCTTGCGACAGCGAGGCGTCTAGCCCACCAAAGCACGTCAATCCTTCGAGGTCGGTCTCTGTATAATCCCCGCGACACGCGTCCCATTTCTCTTGCGGTAGCCACGCGTCTACCTGCGAAGTCCAGATATTGAACCGATATCGCTTGACCTTGGATAGTTCAGACGGCTTTTGCTGTGCCTCCTTGACCACGTCGGCGAATTCGGACGCCTTGAGTGAAATGCCGATGTTTGGATTCGCTTTGACCGCCATCGCCGGTTCATGAAAAAGCGCTTCCTCATCCTTAGATAACCCGCACATATACGCGAAAAAGCTCCAATCATTGTGCGCTTCGTTGATTGCCTGCAATATTCTCGTCGCGTAGTCGTGCTGCTCCCATCCAATCGAGGTCGGGTCATAAACGCCGGCAGTGGTAATTGCAAAAAACATAGGCTGTCGGCGTGCCGCACCGCCGTGCTTCAACGTGTCGTGCATCGCGCGGTCACGGTAGACGTGTAATTCATCCTCTACGAGTCCGTGAATATTTAGTCCTTCCTTACTCGCAACGTCTGCCGACAACGCCTCGTAGTAAGACGCGCTTGACGGATGGATGATGCGATAGCGGCTCGGGATAGGCTGGAACTTTTCGCGGATGGCTTTCGACCGTTGCAGCATTTCGTGCGCGCTGCGAAACATCTTGGACGCCTGCTTGCGGTCAACCGCCGACGTGTAGACTTCCGCCCCTGGCTCATCGTCAAATCCAGTCAAAAGCAACACCACGCCCGCGCTAATCGTGGTCTTGCCGTTCTTCTTCGGGATCTCGATGTGCCCGCGCCGGAATCGTCGTGTACCATCTGCGCGCATCCAGCCAAAGAGCGGCATCATCACGTCAAAACGCATCCAATCCACGAGCGTCAATGGTTGCCCTGCGAACTCGCCCTCGAACTGGCGCAAGAGTGAAAAGAAGTCGGCCTTGTACGCGCCTTCTTTTTCGTTCATCCAGCAGCCGTCAAGCACCGCCGCGCAGTCAGACCAGTTGCGAATCCACCACGGGTTAAACTTGCGCTGTTTGGCGAGCGTGACGCACTCTGCGTACCGCGGATGGCTCCATGCTGGTTTCCCGAGCGCATATGCCCAGGTGCCGCGCGCGTAGAGATCGCGCACGTCGCGGATGCGGTACGGCGCGTTATGTGGTGGCATTAAGCCAGACAAACAACTCCTATCTCTCCCCACCTAAGTACAGTTAATTTTTACTACCCATGCACTGCCGAGCCTTGCCAAGTCTCGCCTAGCCATGTAAAAAACTTATTATCCCCTGCTCTTTCGCCACGTCGTCAATTCATCGTCCTCGACCTTATCGCCAGTGACGAGCGATGCGCGTGACGCAGGAGTAAACCCAAACTCGCGCGCCCACTTGTTGCACTGAACCTGAGCGCGGTTCTTGATGAATACCCACGGCGATTGAACTTCCATCTCGCCAGACTTCGTGATAACCAATTGCGTGTCGCCCTTGTCTTGCAATTCCATTTCCGCGATCTGCAAGTCGGCGTAAGCAATGCAGTAGTTTGCAAGCGCGGCGCGGTCAACTTCTGTGTATAACCCGAGCGCTTTCAATGCTGGCAGTATCGCGTACCATTCCTGCTTGGCCTCATCGCGCAACCACGCAGGCGGCTCGATGACTTTTGCGGGTGCTGGTTTCGGTTCGTTCTTCGGCAGCGCTTTCTTGCCGGGATTGCCGCGCAGTTTAACCAGCGCGGTCGGTGTTTTCTGTGGTCCTCGCGTTCCCATTGCCTCAAATTCCTTTCTGTACCATCACTGTAGTATTATAACCCAAAACCCAAAACTTTCGGCCACTCACGGATGAT